AACTGAATCAACTCGCGCTGACTAGTAATTGTTAAAGCCTTTTTAGCAAAAGGTGCTGTTGTGTATGTTGCAGTAGAACCGTCAGGTGCTGATTTGTTTGAACGTGTTGCTAATACAATAACAGGAACAGTTCCGTTGCCAGCGCCAGCGTATGCGCTTTCGTCAATAACTGATACACTTACGCCTGGGGAAGTTAGCTGAGCCATTTTAATATCTCCGTAATCTTAAGGGATTCATCCCTTACTCGAAGATATTTAGCTATAAAGTGTAAAAATGAACCTATTTAGTGGTTAATGTGGTTTTACTAATTATTGGACAATCAGTTTTAGTTGACTATACAGTTCATCCACAGTACCATTGTTGTCGATTATAACATCAAAGTTTGTGCCAACCCAGGCAGTTTCGCTGGCATGTATTCCCAAATGCTTGAGTTTTTCAGCTGCAAACGCATCACCCTTATTGGCTTTGCCTGCCATAATATGCCAACTTGGTAACTCCCCACGTTGCACCCAAATTACCTTGCCGCCAGCTTCTTTGATAGCTTTAATTTCATTAGGGAAACGACAATCTGAAATTACAATATTATCTGTTGCATTACGCAGACGTGCTTCTAAGCTAGCAATCCATATATCATCATGAAAACTTCTGCGACACACTTCTGTACCCCAAAGTTGTAGCACTAGTCTTGGCGTAAGGTCTGGCATATTTAGACGTTCTGCCCACCACGGATCTACTTGTTCGCGCCATTCTCGAGCACTTTTGGTTCGACCTTCTAATAGTTCTCGATCCCAGCCAAACACGGCTGCTACTGCATCCTTGAGGGTGGCGGCAAAAGAGTCTCTACGGAACTCGTGAAAGTTAACAAGATAGTCTGCGGCTGTGTCTTTGCCAGAACCTATAAAACCGCAGATGCCAATAATTTGTGTAGTCATGTGTTATTGTAACACAACCTTAATCTTATTACAAGAGTTAATTACGCAAAAAAGAAGCCTAACGGAGTACCACCATCTTCGTATTTTAGTAGTGCTTCTTCCAATTTGTCAATCTCGGCTTGTGCTTGTTGGATTAAATCATTACCATTAAGCTGTACACCACCTTGCGGTCCTGCCAAGCTGGCAAACTTACTACGGGCCTGCCCCAAGGACATTTTTCCTGTTGCCAATGCATAGTCTCGCAACCACGGGCCAGCATTAACGTCTGCCAATAAGTCCTCATCGGGACGATAATTATAAGTGTGCAATACCACATCTTCACTTGCTCTAATAGAACGATGTAAATTCAAACGCTTGGTAGTATTTGACCAATTAAAAATCACATAAGCACCAAACATGGTACCTAGTAATTCTCGTTGCCCCATCCATAATTCAAATGTGGCCAACCCTTGTCCGCGAGCAGCATTTAGCATATACATGTTCAAGTAACCTGCTTCAAAGGGTTCAAAATTTGTGCCCGTTGTACCAACACCGCCAGCACTGGCACGATAAATCACTTTGACTTCGATGATTTCTTGTGGCAATGTATAGACACTTTCACCAGGTGAAAGTGTCAAAATCATAAAACTTTCTTCCACAGCGCGGCTTGAGCGTTGTCGATATTTAGAAATGGCTCTGTCAATGGCCATGTCGTAGTGTTCTTTGTCTAGCTCAATATCAACCATACCTCCACCGAGGTTTAGTTCAATATATTTTTGTGCTTTTGAGCGTTGTGTAGTTTCTGCCATATAGTGTCTCCGATACTATTTACCGGAGACCTTAGTTTCAAAGTTACTTAATTGCTCTGAGCAAGATGGTATCTGGAGAAATACGTCCTTTGAGCTTGGTTTCTACAGATTTAATAGTGTCCATAAACTTGCGAAGCTGTGGCTTACCACAGGCTTTCCATTCTGTTAGCTTTTCTGCTGGCTTGCGTAAAGTTTTAGTAGTGCTACGAAGTTCATCAAATCCAATAATTGCACTACCTTTTACACCAAGCTGTCCCACTGCCATATCGCCATGCATGGCAACAACAAAGCGACCAATTTTACGAGTTTTAGTATTGTAAGTCCACAACTCGTTTGTTCCAATAATTTCTGTTGGATTAATACTTTTAAGGCCAAGCTCTACGAACTCTTTGAGATACTTTAACGTACGAACTTGACGTTCTGGTGGCACTGGCTTACGCTTTGGTTTGGCACGGGTTGCAATTTTGCTTGTTTTGTAAGCCATTGCATCGTTGATAATTGTCTCATAGAATTTAATAAGCGCCTTGACATCACGCTTATTCATATGCTTGTAGCCTTCCATAAGCTGACTATCGCGTCCTAGCAATAGCTCATTCATTTCTGCAATGCGTGGCTGGATGATATCAGGAATTTTAACTGCGTATTGTACAGCAATATTTTGAGCCTGTAACAATTTATAAGTTGAAAACTCTTTACCTTCTATAATAAAGTCATCAATTGCACCTTCCACTTCGCCCATTGCATCAGCAAATTTTTCTGCCAAACGATCTTGAATAGTTTCTTTTTTAACAACAGGAACTGTCTCATCATCGCTGATCTCAGGTTTATTTGTGGCAGCTTTGGCTTCTAGTTTTGCAATTAATTGATGTATATATTTTTCTTCATCATTTTTCAATTGAAAGCCTGCCATTATCATGCGGCACAACCATCCAGTTGTTGTGGTGTATTGATTATCGCTGATACCTTTAAATTTAGCTGTATAGTGAGCCAACTGTTCTGTTGTGGCACAGTATGCTTCAAAAAAGGCTCTGGCATCTTTATGATCACATGAGTAGTTGTACCAGGTAAACGCCTTGCTCATTTGAATTCGGCGTTGTACTTCGTCCCATGTATCTTGTTCAGACCATTCTGGTTCATGTCCCATACGATGGATGTCCGTAACTTGGATTACTTTTAACTTTGGCTTGCCATCTGCGTCAAATTTTACTGTACCTGTGTCCCTGGCAGTACGGGTGCTTCGGCCCAGTGTTTTTTTCTTTTTTGGGGGTTTTGCCACTGTTCGTTTTGTTGCTGTAGCCATGTTTTTAACTCCAAGTTGTTAGCGTATGATGCTATTATAACTTATCTTTGCGAGCCTGTCAAGTGACATCTAAGCGGTAAATAGCATAATGAAATAGGCCCAATAGTGGCCCTAGGAAAATTATGCCAAGAATATCACTTTGGAAAAACGCCAAAACTAAAGATTTTTACTATCAGGACCGTGTGATCCGAGATATGGTAGATGCTTCTGGGACAACAATGTTGATCCACAAGTATCTTGGGCCTGCGGCAGTAGAAGATGGTTCTGATCCGGCAAAACCAAATTTGTCAGCAAAAACTGAAATAACAGAGCTTGACATACAAGACGTGTTATTTTTGGAAAATCGTGATCGGGTATACGACACCACCATCTATGAATTGCGTGGTACCTATAATGTTAACGATCAAGACTTTGATCTAAGTCAATTTGGTTTGTTTTTAAATGCTGATACGCTGTTTATTACATTTCACACAAACGAAATGGTAAACCGACTTGGTCGCAAATTGATGCCAGGTGACGTACTAGAATTGCCTCACTTGAATGATGACTTGTTATTGGATGCCACGGCCAAAAGTATCAATAAATTTTATGTTGTACAAGATGCCAGCAGAGCTGCAGAAGGTTTTGGTCCAACTTGGTGGCCGCACTTGTGGCGTGTCAAAGTAGCACCAATGAATGATGCACAAGAATATCGTAGCATACTAGGCAGTCCAGAAGATGAAGATAGTTTAAAAAATGCGCTCAGTACCTACAATCGAGAAATTCAAATTAGCAATGCTATTGTAGAATCCGCGGCTGTAATAACTCCGGGTGCTGGTTATACAAATCCTGTTACCAACCAAGCAGTTGTTGCTCCTATAATAAAAGGATTTGACGGCAGTGGTGTAAATGACTTTACTGTGAACACAGTTGCTAACGCAGCTGCCAATGGTGATACCACTGGTGTTGCTGGAGGTTTAAGTTTCCCTGAACACCCAGCACAAGGTGAACTATTTGCCAGAGTTGACTTTACGCCCGAGCGATTGTTTGTATATCGTGGTAATCGCTGGCATAGAGTCATGGATAACTTGCTTCAGCAAGGATGGAATACAGCCACAACAAATGCTGGCACATACATCAACAATGAAAATGTTACAAGCACAAACAGCAAAGGAACAGGCGTTGGCTCTGTACCAGAACGTCAACCACTGAGTAAAGTGTTTACAAAACCAAAGGCAGATAATTAATGAGTCAACAATATTTTTATGATCAACAGATAAGACGCTGGTTGCTACAGTTCATGCGACTGTTTGGTGGCTTTAGTGTTAAGATGGGCAAAGACTCAGCTGGCAATGATATCTATCATCAGGTTCCTGTACGCTATGGCGACACCAATCGTATGAGCGCACATATCTTGCGTAATAACAGTGAAAACACAATACTAAGTGTGCCGGCAATCAGTTGCTACATTGCCGAACTTGTTCCCAACGCTGATCGCCGAATGACTCCGACACATCAGGAAAATGTACAAATTTACGAAAAGGCTTTTGATCCTGCATCAAACAGTTATAGAGATGCTATTGGCGAAACATATACACTTGAGCGCCATGCTCCTATTCCTTTTGATTTAACTCTCAACGTTGACATTTGGACCAGTAATACAGAACAGAAGCTTCAGTTACTTGAGCAAATTTTATTATTGTTCAACCCAAGTGTCAATTTACAAAGCAGTCAAAATCCATATGACTGGACCAGTTTGGCA